GTAGCATATATGATTCTGCATTAGCAGTTGCTGTTGTTAAAGGTGGTGGAGGCGGACAGCCGTCGTAAGCATCCATAATCTGCTTATCGCTATGCCTAAACGTGTAATACCAGATGTCTATACCTGTTGAAATAGTTTTTTCTATATCAGTTTCACATCCAGAGTAGGTAACACATTCTTCACAGATGTCTCCAATATATTCGTTAAATCTTAAATATCTATAATCATTAACAGAAGGATTATTTAAACTATTAAAATTCACTCCACCCATTATAATGCTAGCAGGCCAACCTGTAACAGGCAGCTCAAAAGTCTTACTATCCATATGAACTGATGACATAGCTTCTTCACCATATTCTCGGCGAAGTCTAATAGGATCTCCTATTAGTCGGCGAATTCTGCTTATAGTCAGTTGCTGTGCTGTTCCATAACTAATTTCTTCAGGATATAATGGATTATAGAATATATCTCCAGCCTCGCCAAGAACAGGAGATGACCATTCACTAAAATAACCGGTGCTTGTGGAGTAATATCTTGATATATACCAGTCAGTAGAAACCCCTGTAGCATCATCAAGTGTATAGGTCGAAGTGCCTCCAGAAAGTACCACAGGACCAAGTCCAGCAATGGTTTCATAAGTACCTGTCTCAGTAGCAGAGCGTTGTACTTGTATTTGATTATACACTTGTATTACAGTGCTTATATTATCTACGGTAAATGTTAATCTAATCATTTTATATTCTCCATTTTAATCATTTGGCGATGGAAAAGCACGATAAATATTTTTAGTAGGTAAAACTGGAGAAGTACTTCTTCTCCTTGGCATAACTATTGTTCCTACAATAGGATTGGGTATTGCCGAAATAGCATCTGGATCTCTAGCCGTGAAAGACAAATCTCCTACTTCTTCAGATTCTGGGCCAGTATTACACAAAGGAAAATCCACATAAACTGTGTCCCCTGAGAAACCTCCCATGAACCCACCAATAACTCCTCTTGTGGCTAATGCTATACTCATACTTTTACCACCTTATATGATTGCATTTCATCACCATTCCATGTAGTAGTTATGTTGTATGTGGCAATTACATTATTAGTTGTACCTACTGATACAGCATCACTATATGTTCTTATTCGTCCGGAAGATAAAAGTTTTTGTCCATTGAATATTGTATACGTTGTTTGGTCTAAGTATTGATTTTCTTGAAGTAGCCCAAGCATTCTCAGCAGTGCTGGGCCAATTTCTTCATTGATGGCGTCTGTAACTATGGTACCCATATCGGATTCATCAGGTAAGCTTAATAATTTATCATGCTCTTCTTCAGTTAATCCACCACTATTATCTATGAGAGTGTTAATAATTGTTGCACCATGCCAAACACCAGAAGAGATATTATTTCCACTTTCATCAGTAAGTGTACCTATTCCTGATACACTAATAAGTCCACCAGTTATTGTACTTGAGTCTAATCTAATATGTCCTGCGATAAGCCCTATACCAACTTTAACACTTGACCCAGTTATATTTTTAATAATTAAAAGACCTGTATAACCAGGTACCACTAAGTTCTGTCCACTTCCACCCATATCTATTGTAGGTTGAGTGTTCATATCTAACCTAGCGCAATCTCTGATATATGTGGATAGTCCTCCACCTAAAGTAATTTTTCCTGTAAGAGAAGAGTTATGAATATGACCATTAAAATGAGAAATGTCACCAACAACACAATTATTAATTTCCGTATTATCATCTAATACACCACTTACCGTACAATCATTAATAGTTATATTATTAGCTTGTGTTTCTGAAGAAACCATAATAGAAATATTTACATGACTTTCACCATTTATAGTAAAATCACTGACATTGAAAGGACCACCTATTTCCATGCTACTATTTATATATAGTGTGTCAAATCCTCTTTCGGCGGCTATAAGAAGAGCATCTTCTAAATTATTAACAGGGTCTAAAGGAGTTCCTTTTGGATATGCTATGCCGGAGGATACTGATGTTACATCAATTGTAACACAACAATTAAATGATGAGTATTCAATTTCAGGACCAATAGTATCTTCTATAGCATCAACGATGCTGGCTTTTGAGATTAAACCTGCTGAATCTACTATAGCACCATTTGAATTATCTATCAATTGTCCTGCACCACGGACTTGAATCGTACCACCAGTAACTGTCTCATCAAGTACTACGACCCCAGAACTTAGATCAATATCTATATTTTCTGGACCATTTTTATTTATTATTTGAATTGCTCCAGAGTAATTTCTCATACCTAAAGAAGTTCCAGAACCACCCATATCAATAATAGGAATTATATCAGCTAAAGTATCCAATCTGCCTGATACACAATTAATAATATTAGCAAATCTTGAACCTGAAAGAAGTATAGTACCATTTGCATCTAAGATACAATCTTCAACAATACCATCTATATAATCCAAATCAAATATTCTACAACCTCTTAAAACAGAGCCCCCATCTAATATTCCTGCTAATTGGGCATCTCTAAATTCACATTCAAATACATTTGCTACATTAGAAACTGTTATAACTGTCTTTGTATAACTTTCTCCTATAAAAGTATAACCGTGGTAATCTCCCCCAGAGTCGATGGTCATACTTCTTTTTACAAATATGGTGTCAAAACCTCTATATTGACATATTAATATAGCGTCTGCTAAATTATTAACTGGGGCTTGTGGAGTACCTACTGGAAACACTGTACCAGTAAATGAACTTTCTATATCAACGGTTACTCCTTGATTATAAGACGAATATTCGATGGCGGGGCTGGAAATTAAACCTGCCGAGTTAGCAGAACGAACTGATACTTGATTAACATTGACTCTATCACCAACATTACTATTCGCGCCGACAAGATTTACGGCATACTGACCGTCTTCAAAAAGCAAAGAATAATTATTAATTATCTCTATGACCCGTGCAAAAGTAAGCCCCCCTAAGTATACCTCAGTGTTATGCCTATGGGTATCAGGGAAAGCCATTCCCTCCTCAGAGTCTTCTAAATCTTTTAATTGTAGACGGAACCAATTTAAATTAAGCTCTCTAATCTCGACAGGAGAGGATTGAATTAACGTGAGATCATTCCTCGGGATATATATTATTCGTGTTCCCCAATCTATAGTTATGGCCATACTGCTCCCCGTCTTTTATTTAGTCTTTTTTAATTTTTTTACTTCGTCTGTAAGATCTTCTATTTATTTTATATGTTCTTTCATCTTTTCTTTAGACTTTTCTAGTTCTATATCTTTTAGTGAAATTTCTTCACATAACTTTTTATTCTTTTCCAATAAATTAGTTATAGTACTACTATTCTTCTTATGAAGTATAGATAAACTGTTATACATGTCACTATAATTACACGGCATACTATTCACCTTGATTTTTTAACTGCTGTTCTAGCTCTTTTATTTTTGCTTTTAATTCTTGTATTTCAGCACCATACTCTGTTTGAATTCTATTTTGTTCAGTCAAAGCATTCTGCATAATTGTTTTATTTATATCTAACGCACTTTGACAATTTATAAGTTTCTGATCTCTCAGAGTTATCTCTCCAAGCAATTCTATTTGTTTAGTTTGAATATTAACTACTGCTTCACTTTGTGAATCATAAAGTCTTCTTAAACTATTATATTTATCTTCAAAACTTGCTTCAGTCATAAATTCTCCTTTTATTCATCTGGTGATAATATTGCAGTAAATGTACTATCGGCAGAAGTTGAAACCACTCCTGACAATGGGCCTTGTTTATAATATGGTGATCCTGATGATTTTCTTGCCCATCCAGTGACTGTTTGAGTGGCGCCAATTGCACGAGACATTGAAAGTTCCCCACTACTATCAGTTGCTCCCTCAAGAAATACAAATGAAGCTTTTATTGTACCAGTAGGACTACTTCCAGGTGCACTACCCATTGTATATGTATAGCTATTATCACTAATCCGTGTTGCTATAATAAACACACCATTATTTGCTGCAAGGCTTGCTCCAGAAATAACAACTTTATCGTTAACAAGCATACCATGACCTGTATGTGTTACAGTTGCTGTTGTGCTACTATTTGAAATTGTTACTGTATCATCATATGGAAACCCACCACTTGCATCAGCAGAAACTTTTAGAAAAACTCTTGCTGATTGTATTTTAGTTCCATCTGCTTTTTGTACGATTGCTTTAATTGTTCTTGAAGATGTTACTATTGTAACTGTAGCACCAGCTGTTTTATATGATGGCGATGTTCCACCAGTAATTGTGATAGTTACTTCGCCTGATGTTCTTTTAATATGAATTGCGGAATCATTTTGTGCATTTGATCCATTAAATCCAGTAAAAGTAACATTTGTTAATGTCATACTTGTTGGGCTTGTTGTACCAAATTCTATTGCGTGATGTGCATTTGTTCCTTTGGTAAAAGAACAACCACTTAAATCAGAATTTGGATCAGTAGCCACATCCCAAACTAAAGCGGAAGTATCTGCTGCAGCTGAGGATGAGTCAAAAATTGTCCCTGTAAAATTTGCATCATTTGCAGTTATTTGGCCACACCGTCTAAAAATACTATTTAAAATGTCGGATGCTGATTTAAAAATAAATGTTCCCATATCAGTAAAGGTACATTTACTAATATTTACATCACAATCATCAATTACTTCTAAATTACCTTTTGCCACAGTTCCTAATGCTTGAAATGAGACGCTTGCCAAATCAACTCTTGATGTCGCTTGACGAATTTCTATTTTAGAAAAATTTGACGTTACTTTTTTATCATTAACAATTAGTACAAGTGTGTTACTATCTCTGAAATCAACAGCAGAAACATATCCTAAAGTCATTAGCCCACGCCATTTAAATCCGCCTTCAGAAGCCGTAATTAATCCCCATCTATTTGCTGAAAGATCGTTTTGTGTAGCATATCCGGCAAAAGTACAAGGAGAATCAGGACTTGTACCTCCTGCAAATCTTGATTCACACCTTCCATATCTTAAAACATCAACACCGAATGGATTTCCTTTAGATGGAACAGTTGAAGGACAATTGTAAGCCCATCCAAAATATCTTCTTGTAGTAGTGGGAGCACCTACAGCAGTTTCAGTTGTAATTGCACTTGGATTAGCCATAGCCAAATTTTGCCAGCCGCCATATGGATTCGGATATAAATCTTTGCCCCCAATTTTAACCCAATAAAACGCATTTAAAGCACTTCCACAAATTAAACGCATTCCTCCATTAGCTTCTGTATCTAAAAGACTAGGTGCTGCAAAATAACACCAAACTAAAAATGCACCGTCAGTTGGAATTGTTACACCACTTGCACCAGAATCAGCCAATATTCCACCAACACCAGTTTTAAGTGTTGCCGCAACACAATATGTGCTTTGAATTGTAAATTCATTTTCTTGAAATACAATTGAATTCAAAGAAGTCCATCCAGTTGCAGTTGGTTCTGCCCACGTACCAGATGTTTCTTCTGCTTGACTTATGGTTGATAAATCAGTTGTGTATGATGCTACAGCCATTATTCACCTTTATAATTCATAATTTCTGCCGATCTTTTTATATCTTCATATACTTCTTCTTTTGTCTTTCCCTTTGGGGGTAAAATACAACTTTCATTTCCACCATCTATACTTATAACTACTCCAAATCCAGCAGTTAAAAACTCAGATATTAATTTTGCTGGCATACCAATTTTCCAAGCATCTTTATGTTCTTTATCAACGAGTGCTAAAAATGTAGGTCCTATAGGTAATTGTTCAAATAATACATGACAAATATCAGGACGAAGAGAAGCATGTAGTTTATCTTTTAACCAAACACACTGAAAACTTCTACAAGATTCTGGTCTTTGCTCATATATAGTACATCCTTTTTCTTTATTACAATAATTACACCATATAGTTAGAGGTTTTTTTAACTCTGGAACCTCAGTTAGACAACAACAAAGTGTACATGTTCCACAACTATTCATTATTTTCCTTATCCTCTTCCTTAATAGTGTTCGAAAAATTTACCAAAGCCGTAGCCATTTTTAATACATCCTCATGTGTCCAATATTTCTTAGCTAAGTTGTAGCAGCCACATACTAATCTGCAATTTGCTTGTGTATATCCTTTTTCTGGAATTTCTCTATCAATATGTGCAGTAAAAGCTGATTTACAACCATATCTATCAAGCGGTAATCCAGTTACTGCACATCCTTTTTCAAACTGTTCCTCATACCATTCAGCTGTAAGGTCAAATGGTAAGTTTTTCATGTGAGCCCTATCTTTAGTGGCTTTTATGGCTGCTTTTAAAAAATTCACTTGATTCCATTTTTTACGATATTGTTTTTTATCATCATTAGTCCAATAATTTTTTGCTTTAGCTTTAGCAGCAATTATATCCTTGTTGGCTTCCTGATATTTATGTTGTCGTTTCTTTTGTTCATTATTTCTTCTCTCAAATTCTTCTACATCGTTTTCCTTCAAATATTTTCTTCGCAAACTTCGTTGCTGATTTATGAGTACCTTGTTTTTAGCAAGGTACTCTTTCATACAAATATTTCTTTGTTCTTTAGTCATAACTATCTATAATTATTAACTTTCATCACGCGTCCGTGATTCTCGACGCGACAGCTGAACCACCAGCAACACCCAAGGAACCAGGAGATTCGAAGGTCTTAATAGGTGTACCACCACCATCACGCACTCTAATATATAGATCACGTGGAGCACTATAAATGGTAGTAAAAGCTTCAGATGTATCATCACAAAGCCTGTCAATATAGGAGATGAACAAATTCTTTCCAGCGGCAGACGCATTAACACCACTAAAATCCGTTGATGCTATAGTAAACGTGCTGGTTGCCCATGAAAGATAATTGACTTTACGATACACACCTGTATCAAGTTGGATTCTAATAGACCCTGAGGCTGGAGTATCTGCAGGAATTGCAGTTGTTACAACAATAGCCTCAATGCCAGCAGAATTATACGTTGCATTTGTTAAGAGCTGATTAAATTTAAAAGCATTTCCAGTATCTTTTGGTCCAACTAGTACGTAATCTTCACCATTAACTAAACCAGAAACCGTGAATATAACATTGTTTGGAGGAATTTGTGTAGCACCATTCAAATCTTGAATAGTGTCGGAAGCGGTTAAATCGTCTGTATCAACCCCTACTCCGAAAGCACCGATCAATGTACCTGTATAAGATCCAAGAAATACCTTGGGAACGGTCTTACCAGTAACGGTACCTTGAACCGCAGTAGCTGTACTGGCCCCTGTAATAACAATACCACCACTCGGAATAACTCCAGTTAAAAGCTGTATCCACATTTTAGTACCAGCGGTTACACTATCAATAGCAAGAAGTTGCCCTGTTCCAGCGGTTGCTCCAGTTCCCCAAGTAACTAATTCTGGTTCTGAAAAAGTACCGGTGGGTGAAGAAATGGCAATTTCATGGGTGATACCTAAAAACATTTCACCATTCAAACCATAGAGATCTGCGACTGGTGACGCCTGACTTGTAAGTTCCTTGATCCATTCCCAAATAGCCTTAAGTTTTGCAGTGTTGCTATTATAAGTCCACTTAGAATAATAAGGTTTATTACCAGCACCGTTGTTTAAGTTAATCATTTGATAACCTTCAACATTGGTAGGAATATCTCCGCCAGCCCATCCTTGAACAGTACCAATTAAAGAAGTGTTCTGAGCATCAGGTGTAGTACCAAGAGCCGCCACCGCCTCACCTTCTCCGAGTGTTACATTAAAGAAGTCATATGTATCACCCCAATGTCTGGCTTGCACACGAATACGCTTACCATCAACATCTGCACCAAGAGTTCTTGATTTAACAAGAATACGAAGCAAGATACCCGCAGTAGCATTACCATTGTATCCACCAGTTGCTTGAGTTCCCCAGAAAGGAGATGCTTGGTATAAATCATTATTTTGTACAACTTGGATTTGTGTTGCAGTATTATTAACAGCACCCAACACCATGAGACCAGAATAAATTTCTTCTGTACCACCAGTTCCTTGTTTAATAGACCCAGCATACAAATACTCAGCAGCATCACCATCAATATTGTAGTTACCTAAAAGTGTGATAATGTTGTCTGTTGATCTTTCAGATGGTGTACTACTTGTAATATCCAAAAGGTCATTACCAGAAGCTACTGCATCATCTGCTAAGTCTTGAAGAAATCTGTGTAGCTCCAAAACAGTATAATGGGATGTTCCAGATGAGTGTCTGATAGCCCCACTGACCGTTACGGTAAAATCATCAGCTATAGCCATGTTTTATGCCTCCTAAAGAATTTAATAAATTTTAATAACAAAACATTTAAATCTTACCAGATAATGCCCTACCGTAGCTAAAAGCATTCGGTAGTTATACACATCTCACTCTATTAATATGGAAAGTTACATTATTAATTTTCTACGGAAACTTTAATTGAAGGAATAAATTGTTCGGTAGAAAACTTAATATCACTCTTATTGACAACCACGCTAACGGAACCAAAACTTTCACTTGTTGCTTCTGGTACGTAACATCCCAATAAAGACGCTATATATTGTTCGATTATTATTTCCTCCGCCTCTGATAGATACCCTGAACAAGCAGTATATACAAAATAAGAACCCACTTCAAATATCTCTACCATTGTAGTATATACTCCTGGAACATCATCAGATTCAGGTAATATCCCAGATAAAGTAGGAGACAAAGGAAGATCTCCCACTTGGTGTCTAACATCATAAAATACTATCTTTCCAGATGCAATATCATCTAAGGTAACAGTTATAGGAAATGGTTCTGAAGCATAAGCCCTTATCACTTTATCTCCTCATTAATCTTCTATAAGCATCCAATCAATAAAATAATTAGCACTATCCATATCTCCAGTAAAAATTACAGTAAAACTACTAGCTGTTTTTGCTGATATAATAAACATGTAAATGGATGGTGGTGAATCTGCAGTATTCACTAAAGTAGCATTTACCGTATAATTTGTATGCCCCAAACTACTAAAAGTTACTGTTACTGTAGAAGCTCCATCTGAAATAGCTGTTCTGCCCCTTAAAGTGATACCATCACCCACACTTTCAGTATCAACATAAGATTTGGTAGCTAAATCATAATCATTTACTGGGGAAACACCCGATACAGTATTAGTAAAACCACGAGAACCATCAACTAAGATATATTGGGTATGATCATCATCTCCTAAACCAGTAAGATTACCATGATCACTATAGGTAGTAATATCTGCTTCAAGTCCAGAAATAGTAGAATCTATTTCACCTTCGGTATAGTAAATACTATTGTGAGTATGCTGTAATGAAGCATCACCTATTCCACTGGTACTAGTCAACGCATTATGTTGCTCACCTGTTAAATGATAATAATCGTCAGTGGTGCCACCTTGAAGACCTGAAGTATTATTATGAGTGACAGTACTACCAAAACGCACCCAAATTGTACCATTAAAAAGATATGCTACATCAAGGTCTTCTATCCATGCAGAAAAACCTTCATTAGGAACTGTTTCTACCCACGCAGCACTATCCCAAGTATAAACACGATGTATAGTCCAACCATTACCCGAATCTCCAGCAATATACCTAACACCTAAAGTTGGTGATCCTGGAAGACCAGTAGATGCTGTCCAGAAATTTTTAATACTTTGTTGCCAATCTAAACCTTGAATAGCAAGATCCACATAACCTTTAGTGGTTAAGTGTGAACTTAAGGTAGGGGTAACACCCCCTACAGTAGAAGAAAAAGATCTACCACCATTAACTAACATGTACTGAGTGTGGTCATCATCGCCTAGCCCTGTCAAACTATCATGACTTTGAACTATACCCCCACTAAGTGTAGACAGTTCTTCATCAATATAGCCCTTGGTAGCTAAGTGATGGCCCTCTGTAGGCATGACTCCACTAATAGTAACATCTACTTTAAGTTGGCTATTAACACCATCCCACCATATATTAGCATCTAAAGAATCTCCCCAGGTAACCTTTTGTTCATCTTTTAGACGTAAGTCTTTATTAGTAAATTTTGCCATTTATGTAATCCTCTTTAATTAGTATTTTCCGAACTTAAATCGGGATCAAACCTTATTGTATCTGGTGATATGGCTATACCAACAACTTGGGGCCAAGAACCCCCATTAGGTTTTATATTAGTCAAAGATCCTTCGACTGTTGATACATATATTTTGTTGCCTGGAGTCCAATTCCAAATTCCCTTTCTTACATTTCCTTTCCAGAAAATATTTGTGACTTCTCCGTATACCTCACTAAGTGCTAAAGCAGCACATGGCATATTATAAATACCACTAGCTGCACAGGCTGCTCCCCAATTACCATTAGACTGCATATACAGTGGGCAGGCAAAACCAGTGGGATTATCAGAAACATACATTTCTGATGCCTCTCCACTATAACCCATTTCATAACCATGTAAATTTATTCCACTTGGAGCAACATCTAACATGACTAAATGGGAACCTATATCTAAATCCCCACCTAATTCTGGACTAGTATCATCTGACAATTCAGTTATACCAGAAACCCCAGGATTGTATACCTCTATGTCGGAAAATGTAGCCTTCCAGTTTAAATAATAATTACTTGAATCTATTTCTCCTGAAAAGTATACATCAAAACCATTAATAGTTTTATCTTTTACTAATATGGGATATACTGAAGGTTCGACATCTATTTTGTTTTCTAAACTGACTGCTAATATATAATCTATAGATGGATATTGATTTGAAAAATCAACAGAAATTGAGGATGTTCCAGCAGGTATATTCACTATACCTGCTTGTGCATTAGCATTAATAGGAACAAATTCTATGGAATCTCCAGGGGCATTAACCTTTAAAAAATTATTTTCAAATCCTGAATAAGTAGTAGGAGTATCGGTAAGTTCTAAAAAACTTGATGCGCCTTGTTTCCTTAAAATTATCATCCTATTTTATCCTTCTTATCAAGGCATGTTATTATCTTGATAGTTGCAATTCTTTTATTCTCTTTCTTATAATTCTACATAAACTATCTTTGCCAGAAAGTTGATTAGCCTCTTGCATAGCATATTTTAGTAAATTTAAATCTGTTATTTTAGGTAACATGTCTCTAGCTTGTCTAACTGATAATCCTACTATATCTGCAACATTCAGTTTTTTAGAAACAAGCGGCGTTACTGCATCAGTTCCTTTAGATCTATTAGGGGAACTCTTAGTAACAGCCTCCTTTGCTTCTACAGAAGTTGTATCGTTTGGTATGTTGTCCTCAATTACTATATTCCACCTAGACTTATCATTAAGCTTTACTGAGCGAAGCCATTCTATAAATTCTGGGCCCTCTGTAAGTCCATGCTTTATACCGTATTGTTCAAAAAGCTCTTTTAGTGGAATCTTTCCGCCAGGACCTACCGATCTTTTCATAGCATGTGTCCAACTAGGTAACCTGTTTATTACATAACCTTCCATATTAAATTCTCCTTTTCATTAAATTTTTACCTTGTCCTAAATGTTTAACTTCCGTGAACTTTATCCATTATATTGTGAAATAAATTAGATAAACGATGAAGTATTATGGCTATAAAAAACCAATCTATACTCCAATGTAAAAGACTAACCTCTCTAAAAAATAAAATAGCGATCAACGCACCAGACCATACTGAAAAACAGTATCCGCAGTCTAATAAGCTATGAAGCCAAGAAAAAAATTTATTATTTTGGCTTAACTTAAAAATCTTTCCCCGTAAAGGCTCAAAGATTTCTGATTTAGTTACTATTTCTGTTATGGCTTCGGTGAGTATAATCGCTAGCAAGAACATAATTGATATATGCATAGTCTAGTATTATCCTCCAACACACAAATACTCCGTCCCCAATTAAAGGAACGGAGTACCTTGTGTTATACTTATTATAGACTACGGTCAATAACACCAAGTCCAAGCATTCTACTATCAAGGCAAGCAAAGCCCAATTCAGCCCAACCAAAAAATCCTTGTTTTTGAACGCGGAGTAGGGTAGGATCATCATGTGCTTCGTATTCTTTACGGATAGGCATAACTAAGGAATCGTTGACCGATAGGTCAAAACCAAAAACCTGAGTTTCACCTAAAGTAGCTACGGTACCGTCGGCATTGGTAACATTTGGATTTTCAATGCTATAAGCGTTGAAAGCTTCGTTACCATCTGCAACAAATTTACCATAAGCGGCTGTGCTACCATTAATATTATATAGACCGGTAGCACCAAGGTGCTGAATTTCATGAAGACGTACATTCCAAATACTTCCCATACCAGCAGCTTGGAAAATCTCACGGCGGGTTACAGGATCGATATCTGTGTCTGTCCATTCTCTAATATCAGCTGCATCTTCTGGGGATACATAAAGGTCGGTAAAAGTACGACCAATTCTCTTAAAACCAACAATCATCTTATTGATAAGTTCTTTAGAAAGATATCCTGCTCCAGTAGATGCAGGATTAATTTCATAAATAGGTGCTGGACGAGAACCTAAAAGACCTTTACCTGAGAAAGAAGATGTTGCGGCAGGTAGAATAACTCTCCAACCACATTCTTCCTCATAATTAGCAAGATCTTTGGCCGCGCGAGCAGCAGCTCTTTGAGCAATATCAATACGTGAGTCACGTGCATAAGTAATTTTCCAATCTGCAGAAGCATCGATTGAAAAGGTAGGAACATATACCTCTTCGCCGATACCTTCAATAAAGTTTTGTGCAATATAACCAAGGCCAGGAAGTACCCAAACTGGGATTTCAAAATCTTCAGCAATTGGATATACTGCCTGTGCGCCTGCGGCCAATCTTTCAACTGCGAACAGTTGACGCATGATTGACTCCAATTCAATTTTCTGCAAAATTGGAGTTGTTAGAGCAGCCGCAAATGCTCGATAAGCCGCCAAGCCTTCAGGTGTTTGAATATTAGCTGTTTCGCGGAACAACTCTTGCATTTCTTTAAGATCCATAATTAACAACTCCTCCCTTATTTCTTAGTATTGGAAGCATGACTAGCATGCCTTAATCCAATTTTTTTATTTAATTAGATCAAAAGTTTGATCCTGATTGGGTACAACGTGGTATTATTGATGTTAGCAGAAGCTTTCGCAGCGCTGGCGCCCTTCACTACACGAGCTACAGCGGTATTAAGAACATAACCACCTACAGCATCATCTGTGCCAGTACTAATAGTGTCACTATTAGTTACTTTGGACTCATCAGCGGCTGCATAAAGAGCCTGACCTGGTGTTAGTACTGTAGCTGCAGCAGCTCCACCTTTAGAGGTATAATGAACTGTATCCCAAATACCAAGGTGTGCTACCCCAACAGGAACAGATTTAGTACCGGTAATGGCGCCAGAAGCATTATATAAAGGTTGAGCAATAACATCGCTAGAACCTAAATCTCCAGGCATACCATAGCCAGCCGGATGAACTTGATGATAACCAGTCTTTACCTTTTGCATAAGAAAGCCAAAAGGAGTATCAGTACCCCCATGAGCAAACTTTTTCACCATAGGTTCTTGATTAGTGGCTGCTGAATCTAAATATACTACAGATCCAGCATAAGCAACAACTCCGCCGATTCCGGCAGAAGACGTGGCAGTTTGAGATGCATAACTACAAAATTGATTTTCTACAACAGGATGTCTTGGAATAAACATGTCCTTTTTCCTCCTATGAATCTTTTATTATTCTTCTTTCTTATTCCATCTCGCGGCCATAGCTTGTCCTAGCTTACTATATTTAGCTTTGAGATCTTCGCTTGGTAAATATTCCATATTTAGAGATGCCTGAGCAACTTGACCCATAGGGATCTGTACAGGAATTATCTCTTCTTCATCTTTTTTAGAAGCATCTTCGGATGAGTCCTCGGCACACTTTTCTTTCTTTTTCTTAAAAAACATTGGTTTGCCGGTTTTAGGATCCATTTCTTCTTCATCCTCTTCATCCTTTTTCTTCATAGCTTTTTTAGCTTCTTCTTCTTCGGCAGCTTTTTTTGCAGCCTCTTCCTCCGCCTTTGCGTCAGTTTCGGCATCGGTGCGAGCTTTTTCAAGTTCAGCAACGACAGCTTGTCTAATAGAGACCAGTTCATCCTTATAGGATGCAAAATCTTCGTCTGTCATTTCCCTTACTTTGGCTGTCTGGGAATCTCTATCAGAACGAATGACGCCAGCACCTTCAAGTTCAGCCATTCTTTGTTCTGCTGCCCTGTCCTTTTTCATATCATCTAAAATCTTAACGGTTTCAGCTAAATTCGTATTTGCAGTTTCTAACTCTTTCTTGGCCGCCTCCAGCTCAGAAGAGAGTTCTTTAATACGTACATCATTAGCAGAAAGTTTTTCTTCATATTCAGATACTTCGCTATTCTTGTTTTCAAGAGCCGCTACAAGATCTGAAATAGAAGAAGATGCTTTCTTTAATTCTTCTTCTGTTCTTCTACGAATTTCTGCTTCTTCCTTTTCATTAAACAGGCTTTCCACAACGGTGGCAACCTGTACTTCTAACTCTGTTTTAGTCTTATCCATATGCTAAGTTTCCTCCTTGCAGTTTTTGATCCTTACAAGTATATTTTGGCAACTTAACCGACCTGAAGTTTGTTACCATCAATTTTTATACTCCCTTGACCTTATTAAAAAATTTTAATAAATATTACGGAAGACTTTGGGTATCACCAACATTACCCCTGCAATACAAACCAGCAGCTTCTAAATCTTCACCTAACATAAAAATAATATCTACCTGGGCACCAGAAACAGTAGGTGCAGTACCAACATTTACTGTAACAACATTAGTACCAACATCTTTAGTAACATAACAAGAAGTGCCCCAATTTGGTGTGGCTACAACCGTACCATAAGTTGCTAAATCATAACCATGCCATTTAATCCCTGAAGCCACAACCACAGATGTACCACTAATGGTCACGTCTGCAGTAGTCGCCCATAAAAATGGATATGCATGGTTATTGCCCATATTACGGTAGATGGCCTTTTTATTGTCATCACCATTAATACGAACCATTTTGGGAGTACTCTTCAATTTTCCTTGCTGTCCAATGTTTAAATCTGGCATTACTTAATTCCTCCTATTGTGATATAGTTTTAACTGCCTCACATAAAGCAGCTTTTAAACCATCTAAAAGCTCCTTACGTTTGTCTATAGCTGCTCTTTTCTTCATAGATTTTTTTCCAGCAGCCATTGCAAGACTAAGGATTTCCTTGTTACGCAAGCAGTCTGGATCAGTAGTATCTCTACTGAAAGACGAACAAGTTTTTTCATAAGCTGAGCACCAATCATTTGCTGTACTATTTCCATCTTTATCGAATAGGTTGCGTTTATAATTGATGCATATACCTACGCTATCATCTAGTGATCCATCGCGTGCTTCTTCTTTAATTTTAATAGTTTCTATTTCTTCAAAGGTTACATTATTATCTTGGCTTATTCTATCATAGTTTAATATAATCACTTCATCTGAAGCCATAGATTTACTATCTCCTTTTTCATTAGCTGTCTCAAGAATAACTGATGGTGGATTAGCTGGGTTCTTTACTATACCACATCCAGAAAAACAAATCCCACGTAATACTCTGGCTATAGTACCAGTCGCAATCTCTACGCCGCCTTTTATTACTTTAGCAAGTCTGCCTAATATCTTGTCATCGGATGAGGCCAAACCTAAAGATTCTGCTTCTTTACGATTTAAGACTAGTTCACCAATTTTAACATCGTAATCTTGGTAATAACATTCCATACTCACTTTAAACTTGTTATCTGCAACTTCTTTGGCTATATTTGGAAATCTATTTTTATATATTATTCCAGCAATGGCAATATGCATATCAACATTATCCATACCAGCCACTTCTCTGGAGGCTAATTCAGATGTATCAAGTATATTATTTTCTTTATCTATATAAACACGTTCGTAAATATGTCCTATTATTTCTTCTTCGCTATGCTCAACATCTAAAGCTTTATTAATAATAGTGCCTTCGGCAGCAACGAGTTCAGAGCCTAAAAAATAAGCATGATTAAGATTTTCTCCTGAAGATACAAAAATTGCCGAGAAGTATTGGAGATCTGGTTGGCGATCTTTTTCTACTGGTAAATTTATTACTTTTGAAGCTTTTTCTTTAAGTAATTGTGTTTCCTCTTGAATTATTATAGGAGCCTCTAAATAAAATTTATTTTCCATTTTTTATCACTCTCCATCTTATTTTAGCAGCCTCTGAAAGTTTTATTTTATGTTCATCAGAAAACCTTTTACCAGAAAGCTTTATAGAAATTTTATTCCTAGTTTCATCCGTATGATTTTTACCCTTCATTGGAGACTGTACTCCATACATGGGATTACCTACACCGGCTTTTGATGGTCTATTTGCCATCATTTTTCTTTTTGCTTCGTCAGTCATTTTTCTACCTTTGTGGGCCTCAGACAATTTCTTTCTTGTTTCAGCTGAAGGTATACAACCTGAGTAACCTTCTCCTCCAAAGGTACAATTGTAACCAAATATTTTTATAGTACTTCTATATGACATGATGTAATGAAACTCCATTTCATCTAATTCATCCTTAGAATAACATTTTTCTATTATTTCCCACTTAAAATTATCTAAACCATATTTGTTAAAGGCTCTCGCCATATGAGTTGTAGAAGAACCATTTCTTGAACTACGTTCATGTTCCCCTCTTCGTTTGTGTAATCCTTTTACTGTCTGACCTATATAGATCTTACCATTAATAATATTGGTTACTTTATATATTATACCAAAACAATCTTTGTCATCCATATCTTATCCTTCCCATTTCATCTAAAAAATCCGCGTAGTCTTTTCCACTTAAAACTTCCTTGGCGCCCTCTAAGAGAAAAGCATACTCTGAAGCTAACATGTCTCTGATGTCACTTTCACTTATTGAGGCATCCTGCTTTGTTTTAGGCGGTGGCTTCTTAGTAGGATCTGGCTTATTTTTAACTGGGGTAGCTTTTCCCTTAGGACGACCTGAAGAAGGAGTTCCTGAAGGTGCTACCTGATTTGGCTGCATTTTAGCTTGTTGCCAAGGAGAACCCAAAATACCAAAAGTACCATCTTCCACAAGGGGTAATTCTTCTTCCATATTATTAAGCTCATTAGCAAAGTCAAAACCAAGAGCCTCAAGAGAAGTTCTATAACTTAACATTCTACGATCTACTAACGTAGCTAAAGTGTTCATATATAGAATAGTATCAAGTAGTACTCCATCATCCCATCTTACTTTTGGAAATCTCTCAAATCCCATAGCTTCAGCTATTTGTTGATACTCTCTATAAATCCAACGTGTAACTTGACGTCTGGCGTAATTTATTTCTTCCATTAAGCCTTTGGTAATTAGATCTACTTCAGCAGCATTTAAGTCTCCGCCCCCATCTATCAATGCTCTAGTTATTGATAATCCTGTCGTTAAGTCTTCATCAACTTGTTCGTATTTACCCTTTCCAAGAATCTTATCGATTTCTGGAGAAACTATTTTTTTAATCTCTAAGGTATGATTCCATACTACATCAAAAGATTTACTTGGGGTATTGAAAAGTTGGGCTACTGCTTCTAATTCTGCTTGGGATACTACTGGGTATTCATCATTACCAATAGTTATTTGGAGGATATAATTACTGATACCATCTAATGTACTTAAATCAGCTTGTCTAAGAGACTTTTTATATTCTATAGAATCAAATACTCTTGTACTCTTTGGTTTAGCATATCTTTCATATGGTTGTTTTCTATATGTAATATGCCCTACCAATCTACTATCAAGTTGATATTCTCCACCTTTTTGAGCAGCCGCCTTTAGATCTGATGGTAGCGCTTTTATTAACTCTTTTTCTTCATCTGTTTGTTCTCCAGAAGGTTTCTTAAGAAGTTCAGTTAATTCTGGTGGTGGGGTTATTTTGGTTACTACTTTATCAAATAGTAAATTACCAGTTATATTTACCAATACTGGATTAAGCACTGTATATGCTACAGGCAGATGCCCCTTTGACCATATATTCTTTTTGGCAGCCATCTCTAATCCTGCAGTCTTGGTAGATTTTTTTATATTCTGGCCAGGAACGGGAGATAAATAAGACACTCTTGGCTCATACTTGGCTAAAACTTTGTATGTAGTTACATGCCCAACTTTAAAAAAATCCAAAAATATCCAGTCTAAAATCTCTTCAAAACCCACATCAAAAGTCCACACATCATAAAATTGTTTTATAGCATCATCATCAATATCATTTTCAAAACCCTTCCTTGCTAAACTAGCTAAAACATTAGTGGCTGAGCCCACTAATGGGTCTGTATAATAATATTGGATTGCTCTTTTAAATGATGTCTTAGGGTCTTCTGTATAAGGGTCGCCCGCAGCTAAATCTAAATTAGTTCTCTGAATATAATCACGTGTAATAGATGCAGCACGTTCTTTTCCAGAGAAAATTCTTGGAACTACTCCACCTTTATTAGCATCTAAAAAAGCTAAACTTTTCTTGGTAGGTTCAATGAGGAATGTAGATTTTCCAGTACTCTCATCGACTTCTATAGAACGAATACCAATGTCAGGATATTTTTCTTGGAGAGTAGCTGTTACTTGTTTAAGTGAATTGGATTCCATAAATTATCTCCTAGTATTTATTCTTATCTAATTCCCTTCCAGTTTTAACTCTACCAATTATTGTATCTACCCCACTATAAGTGGTATCCATTATATCGCCGCTTCTAAATCTAGTATAATCGTCTTGCCAACTATCAAGTCCAGACACAGTTGCCCAAGGATTATCCGCAATAAAATCTAGATTACTACTATTATCGAAACCTGGCATATTTATAGCCTCCTAAAAAGGTATTGAGACGCTTACTCCGTAAGAAACATCTAACTCACTATCATATGTTATTACTGGAGATATAAATAGATTCTCTACAAGCGGCAGAAATTTCCCCGCATTCCAAGAAAAAGGCTCAAAAGAACCTATAGTTTTCCAACTATCATCTGGGGCGGTTTGGGCTGCCCCTATTCCAAATGTAAAAAATCTCCAATCCATATCTACTGTAGTTTTACCATAACTAGAAGTACTAAAATCTAATCTTGGCGCTAAATCATTATTAGTTGCTGTGGCGCCTATACCTATACGTGGGTTCCACCAAAAAAAACTTTTTTCTTTTCTTTCAAATTTTTCCCATTTGAAATCAGTGATATTTATTGGGTATTCTTTACCCTTGCTTTCTTTTGTAGCATTGTTCTCTATGTGGGCTTCAGCGGCTCGACTAAAAGAACCATCTTTGTTCTCAGATTCTATCACAGTAGTATGATACTCTAAAGGGTAAGAACCAGTCTTCCATTTCTTATCAGAATCTTGTTTAGGAAAATACATAGCCCATGCTATGGGTATATCATTACCTTTGGCATCCTTACCATAAATTTCTTTCATCTCATAAGATAGTTTATCTCGCCTTACATCTTCCTCAGTATCTCCAGTTTTTGCAGCTTCTTTAGAAACAGAAGAGTCTTCTCTTAGTTTGGTAACTGTTCTATCTAATTTAGCAATCACCACACCAACTTCTTCTAATTGAGCATTCTTCTTTTTATTCTCCGACATAACGTACTTTAAAAATTCAGACTGCTCACCTTTTGAATCTTGTAACTGCTTTATTAATGCTTTAGATGCACTATCATTAGCTATGATATTTTGTAACATAACTTTATTAGCATCAAGTTGAAGTAATACTTCTGGAGGGATAGATTTGCTTGAATTAAATCCATCTATAAAATCTTTTCCATGATAAATTATAAACGCAACCAAAACAATAACTACTACGCTTTTTGTTATGTCCCACACATTTAAATTTACAGCCATTATATTTCCTTTACTGATCTGTATCTAGACTTCCTTGCCCCTTAGGTTCAAATAAAGATGTCCTTAAAACTATTCTACTTACGGCTAAAGTTATAAATCCTCCACCTAAAAAAGTTAAGCCTTCTGTAGAACTTATAAATGACACCCCTTCATTATTCTTTTCAAAAAACATACCATAAACAACCAGCCAGAAGAAAAATACCATAAATTGATATTTGACGGAAGCAAAATTACGAAGTATTTTCTGAGTCCAAAGATCCCAAAAAGACCTATCAAAAATAGTTATCTTCACATATGGGCAATCATCCACTATGGTTTCTTCATTTTCTATTGCGGTTTGAGTTTCATCACCCATCTCATATCTCCTTCTATCTGTAATAAGGTTAGTTTATTAAACTAATTACTTAACCTTT